ACACCTCTAAGGCGTTTTTTGCGTCTTTTACCCGACCCTGTAAGTCATCTGTTGGATACCAACTAATAAACTCACCAAGGATTCTAAAGAACGTTTGTTTGCTAGTGCGTGCCAGATTACCAAAAGCCCGCAGTGGTGATTCTTCTGAGCTATCCGCAGGGTCTGCCACATAGCAACGACCAAGCAAGTAGATCTGATAAAGCATCGCTTCGGGAAACTCGGCAAAGGCTACACGCAGTGATCCAAGTTCTTTAGCGTCAGGGAAAAGGTCTGCCGCCTTCGGTTCACGGAAGCGGAGTTCTGCGCCGTCACCAGCGACATCGGACAGGTCTACGGTAAGTAGACCCTTGTCCGTGTCTTTCGGTATTTGTTTTAGGGATTGAAGTGCCATGGCTTAGTGTACTACGACCAAGCAGTAGTCACGCCATTCGTTCCAAGGGTAATGGTTGCCGACTCGGTAAGCGCTTCCTCGTTTGCGATGTTGAGACCGGTACCGGTTACAACGCCCACAAAAGTCTTAGCGGTAAGGCTTCCAGGCGTAAGAACGATCTGGCAATAATAACCTTCCTTACCAAAGAAGATAGGCCCGACCACCGAATCAACCAGGAACTCAACCTCAACGCTGCCGTTAGCTTTGGTAACCTGAGCTTTGTTCTGTGTGTCGCAGAGCGCGGAAACATCGACGGTATTTGCCGAGGTACTGAACCGCACCGAGCGAGCAATACAGGTGTAGGTGTCAGCCGTAAAGGCTGAAGGCGTACCGTCTTGATAGCCACCAAAGGCTACGGTTACAACGCAGTTTTCACCGATCAAAGCAGATGTACGTGTAAATGGCATATAGATTCTCCTATTGTTGTGTGACCATACGGTACACCGCCGTCACTCCAAAATCAGTCCGACCACCACTCTCCAAACCGAACGTCTGAGCTGTTGATTCCCTCCGGCTGTAGAACCGTGGAGTGGTACTCGAAACGTGGATATTGTCAAGCAATGTGTCTACGCGGGACATGATAGCAGCGGACTGATTCATGCTTACCGCACCACTTGCAGTATCCCACACGGTGATTCTGTAGGTCGGATAAGTGAACACCCGGCTACCGCACAGCACGTCTTGGTCTTGCCCTGCGTTACCTGCACGATCAAAGACAATGTAAGGGGTGATCGGTTGCTTGCGTGATATCGGGTCTACCTGCGGGGCTATCGTGTTATACACGCCCATCTGGAACCCGTTCGGTCTATTGTCAGGAGCAAGTAAACCCATAAGCGTAGTATCGCCTGTTAGAGTTTCATAGATCCATTGCTCTATCACGGCTGGTTCAAATGCCATTACTTGTTACCCTTCAGAATAACTTTTACCGCAGCTTGAAAAGCCGGAGCTTCTTTTTCAACTGCCGGTCGCAGGAACGGTCGAGCCGGTACGTGGTTACCAGCCTTTGACATCCAACCAAGTTCAAGCGGTATGCCGTACTTTGCACCAACTGACACCTCTGCTGATGTCTTGCCGGTCATCTTGCTTTGGATGCTGTTTGCCAGTTCACCTAAATCATTATTTGGTGGAGTGCCGGGAGGGCTAGAATAATGTGGATGTTCTTTGCGTCCGGGATACTTTTTGTATTGCCCACTTGACATCTCGATGCTTTGTTTTGCATTGCCTTCGATGTTAGCAGCGGCAGTACCTACAGCAACAGAAAGTTGGCGTAGATTCCGTTGATAGGAATCTAGCCGTACTTTCTTTAGGCTTACCGACATCTTTATCAAGGTGCTAGAACCTCAATCTCTAGAGGGCCAAACCTGCGTACCGTGGTTGATACCGTGAAGGATACGGTAAGCCGGATGTTTGCCGCTGTAGGGTAAGCCGCTGGGTTCAACACGCTAAGGATGCCCTGTGCGCTGTACTGCTTTGTCAAGGTCACCGAACCACTGCCAAAAGAGTACGATGCCCCGGTAGCGATGTTAGTAAAGGTAGCACCAAGCGTACCGGTAGTGATGTCTACCGGGCTTCCCAGCTCGTCTACCAAGCGGACAACGTAGGAGTGCCAGTCACCGACCCATGCGGAGACTTGCACGACCTGCTGAGGGTCTTCAGTTAGATCAAAGATAAGTGCCATTAGATGTCCCTCACATAGATGCGCAAAGGTCCAAACACCTGCGTATCGCTTGCACCCGTTGTGCGTGTAATGGTTGCAGTGTAAGTGCCTGGAGTGTTTGTCACCGTAGTATCAATAGTAAACTGCGCCCTGCCATCAGCTGCATAGGTTGCCGTACAGGAGTACGTATCAACCAGCGTTGCCCCTGAGTTGTAGACCTTAGCCGTAACCGTTGCAGAAGTGATATCGATTCCGGCGCCATTGTTGTCTACACACTGAATGTCGATTCCGTGCTGTGCGCCGGTCTGGATGTCCAGCGGATCAGAAGCGCCCAAGCCATCAGCCCTAACCTCAAACGGCCCCATACGAACCAGAGCTGCAGAGGTAACCGGGGTCACTAGTTCGGCACTGATGTAGTCTGTTCCGTTGTGAAGCAAAGCGCCTTCGAGCTCATCGGCTGCCGCCGTGCTACCGCTGATGCTTGCCACGTTGCTGTTCTGTATCGCGTATCCAATCGAGCCAGCGGTGACATAAGAGGAACCAACTGCGTCAAGCACCGCTGCGGCTGTCTGCGCTGCCGTCAAACCACCAGAGGACAGCGTGACGGTCAAGACTGCTCCATTCGTACCGCTTGCACCGCGCACCACGATCGTGACATCAGAAGCGCCAGCGGCGAAAGCTGCGTTAGGGACATCAAGCCGATACACGCCCGGCACAGCACTAGAATCAATCTCTGCAAAGCCACCAGAAGTCCACGCTCCTGTTGCTGTCTGCGTGACCAGCGTTATTGCCACCGGAGCGCTCTGGTTGCGGACGTAGTAAGCCGCTAGACCAGATGTGGCAAAGGTTAGCCCTGTAGCACCGAGGTAGAGCTCGATGCTTTGTGATGTGCTTGCAGGTGCGATGGTGATGGCGGATGCGTTCCGCTCGGTTGGGATGTAAGCACCAACGGATGGATTGTACGTTCCTGCTCCAATGTCAGGATTTGGACCAGTCCACGCTACACCGTAGATATCGGTAGACGGTGCGCCGGTTGATGTTCCGGCGTTTGCATTAGGACTTAGGTAATAACTCTGTAAAGCCGAAAGACTTGGTAGTCCAACAATCCGAGAATAATTTAAGTCAATACCGTAAGCACCAGCGGTTATCGTATTTGCTCCGAATGATGAGATGTTAAAACCTGTTGATACTGCTCGTATTTTGTTGTAATTTTCAGTCAGAACGTTTGCATACTCTAAATATATTCCAATAGAACTAGAGGATAAACCTAAAAGCAACGTGTTGTAAAGTGTTGTTTTAGTGGCTGTGTTTGATGTTGCCATACGAAAAACAATGGCTGGTGCAATGAGAGTACAGTTATAAACATTTACACCATTACTTGTTGATGTATAAGTACCTATGCCACCAATAAAAATGCCACAACTAGTTCCAACCATATGACAGTTCCGAATCATCACCTGTGGATTATAAACTGTGCCTGATGTTGGCATCTCAATCATCAATGGAACATTACTTTGAAAATAACTACGTTCGATAACAACGTTTGTGTCATTTGAAGAAACTGAAATGTAAGCACCACCCGCAAAGGTTACTGTTGAAGTATTGACTACTGAGCATTTGCGAATCGTTACATAAGTAGCATTTGATGCTTGTACAATCCCTGAATCAAAAGTCCCGCTATTGTAAAAACCGTCTATAAACAAATTCTCTAATGTGAAGTACGATTTACTTGATGCAAAAAATACGCGACTTGATGTTGGATTTGCGGTGTCAGTTACAAAGTTTGTCAACCTAACAACACCTTGTGTCACCCCGCTAAACTGTGCGGCTGTTGGGTCACCTGATATCACCAATGTATTAGATGATGTAGGAGTAATGTTGAGCGTTAGAGACTCACGATAGACACCGGGAGCGATGTAGATGTAGTTTACGCCTGTTGTCAGGGTGGCATTTGTTAGGGCATATTGCACCGTTTGCCACGCTTGACCAGTCGCTGGCCCAGTCCCTGTGTTTGCGTTGCTACCATCTGTACGAACGTAGTACGTTGCCATTATTCAGCTGTCCCTGCTACGATTTCCTGAGCCATAATCACCGCAAATTGATTGCAGTAGTTCTGTTGAAAGAACGAATCTTGTAACGCCCACCAAGTAAAAACGCTTGTACCATCAGGCCCAAATGTGCCAAGTAGGTTACCCTCGTTATCGTAGATATCACCGAAAGCAATCCAGTCACCGGGGACGTTCGGGTTAGGCTCCAGCCGGTAGTTTTGCAGGTTCATTTGCCCACCTTCATCGCATTCGCCTGCACACCCTTGAAAGGCATCGTGAGGAACGCCAGCACACTGCTCACCGCAGCGGAGACACCCGCCGCTACCGCCTTCGAGCCGTAGAGTGCCAGCACTGCGCCCAGCTCCGAGATGTCATGTGCTTCGGATGTGCGGATGCCATCGCCGAATACCGAGGTGAAAGCAGCTACAAAAGCCACGATCACAACGACCACCAACCGCTTGATTGAAATGCTGTTCATTGCTTCGCCTCCAACTTTGTAACCTGCGTTTTCAGTTCACCGGTTGCAGTTTCCAGCCTACCGATACGATGCCCGTGGTCTTTGATCGTTGCAGTGTCTACCGCCCCGCGCTTGTCCATACGGTGGAGGAACTGGATGATGTAGACCAGTAACGAGATAACAGCACCCGAAACGCTGATGCCTATCGTAGTCCATTCCGATGCTGTCATGATGTACGCTCCACCAGCCCTACGTGCTGTACAAGTAATTCTGTCTGTCCAAAGTCTGACCCGATCACATCGTAATACTTGGCATCATCGCCTACCCGGTAAACCCTATCCTGCGGCATGACATCAGCACCGACAGCAACTATCAAAGTCCACTGTGCCGATGACTGGATGCCACCGCCTACGATAGATTCCGTGTCGCTCTGGTTGGTTAGCCTGGCGTTGTACTCTGCAACCTTACGCCATGTTTCAGTAGCACCGCCCCTGCCATCTTCGGTCAAGGTGAAGCGGTGTATTTCTACACGGTCTTGGCAAAGGTTGCGTACCATGCCAGCGCTTATGGTTGCGCGTAGAATAGGACTCATGCGAACACCAACGGTCGGTATCGCTCTGCCATGCTTAGGCAGTGTGCTTTGAGTTGGCTAAGCTTGACATCGCTTGTGCCTTCTTTAGCATCGATGTCGCTTGCACACCGTGAGGCTTTGATAAGCCAACCCTGCCGGGTGGCTGTCCTGACATCGTATCTTTCCACATTGATCGGGCCTTGGTCTACCCACATCAAGGTTGGGTCACCTGTGCCATCTTCCAGCGTAAAGCCCTTGACTTGGTAAGGAGAATAAACCGGATAATCAGGTTGTGTCGTGCCTGACGTACCGGCTACGCGGCACTCATAAACCCTGCCGTTGGGCGTTGTAGGGACTACACGGTCACCGACAGCATAGGTGGTGCTAGCCGTCCAAGTGGTGAACCGTGAGAAAGAATCAAGGATGCTCCCTATGTCGGTTGTGGACATCTGCGGATAACTTTGTGCATCAACAAAAAGTGATACCTGCGCTATCGCTTCGGCTCGTGTCATCATGGTTTCAGTATCCCACACAAAGGAAAAGCCCCCGGCACGTCTGCCGAGGGCTTGAGATAAGAACCGCTAGGCTTATGTAGCTGCGGATGCTCCAACGATAAGCGAGCCAGGGACACGGCTGGATGCCGTGGCATTGACGTTGCCGATGTCGAAAGCCGAGAATGCGAACCGCTCTGTGGCTTTGAACGCGAGCGCATCTTGGTTGAAGTAATACTGGTCGCTTACCTCAATCGTAACCGTACGACGATCACCAAACGCTGTACCCATGCTCAGGTCACCAAGCAGGATGTAAGGCGTGGTAGCCGCGAGGGTTTTAGCCATGTTCTGGACGAAAAC